ATGACAGAAAAGTTCAATCCGAAGACTTTATTCGATAACATTGACTTCCTGATAAAAAATCAAAACCGTAAGATTGGTGAGGTGGAAAATGAAGCAGGGGTAAGTGCTGGGTACATTTCCAGAACTAGTAAAGATGGTGGAAGTCGGCCGGGCATCGATTTCATTATGAAAATCGCTCATGTCCTTCATGTCAGCATAGATACCCTTTTGAAGGTAGATATATCTTCTCTGACACCTACGGAACGGTACCTGATCTCATTCCTGGAAAAGCTGGAGCAGGACACGACACACGATTTATTGAATTGGGATCGGCTTACAGCAGAGAGTTTAAACAACATAGACACAGATCAAAATGGCAATACAGATCATCCTTTGTTTGAACTCCACAGTTATTCCGTGCCAGGCGAAACTGGATATCCGGAAGAGGTGTCGAGGGTACTCTTTCCTTCACATTCATTCGGCATTCATACTGAGATTCATGGAGATTGCTTCGACCTCAGGATGAAAAATGGAGCCTATCTGCACCTTATGGATGTTTCGGATTATCGAAATACATCTAATGGCCCTGATTCCTTTGCCAAAGAAATATGGATGAGCATGCCAGGGCAGGCATCTCAATATCTGTGTAGCGACTATGAGCACTCGAAACTGGTTGATTTTATTGATAACCTGTATGCGGCTGTGGTCGAAAATACGAAGCATCCCAAGGTGAAGCAGGAATTCAGGTATATCATTGATTCATTTATGAAAGATGACAATGAGGATGATCCACCGAAGTTTACTGATGAAATCCCATTCTAAAAGGAGGAAGGACGTATGGGAAAATTTAGAAAGCAAATCAGAAATCTGCACGATACGACCCCTACTGGACAGCGAGTATTTGATGCAGTTGTTGAAGGAGACAAGGTTACGCTTGAAATAAAAACCAGTCAAAAGAAACTGGTACAAATTCCCTGGGATGATGTTGTTGCTCAGGTGAATGCGGCAAAAGATATGAGCGTATCCAGATAAAGTAGAAGTTACCCCGACAGTCCTAAAATTTTACGGAACTGTCAAACGGAGCTATCTACATTGACTGAAAGGTCATGTAGATAGCTCTTTTTTTATTGTCTGCTTTCTGCTGCAAGAAAGTTTTACCCATAAAACAACATAGCAGTAATGAAGTTTAAAACCGTCTCGACGTTCATTCCCGGACGCGGGAGTGCCCAGAGCTGAGAGGCGGTTCAGAAAACCAATCCGTCAGCCTACTGGGGTGGTTGGCCATAGAAGCGAGGATGCATCTAATGGTCAAAATCGACAGGCTGCCTGCGTGGATTCTCGCTTTGCATTATGCGAAGGAGATCGCGCATGGCCAATCTACAGACAAACGAGAAGAAAAGGTATTTTATCCCTCTGGAACTGACTCCAGAAACCATCATCACCGAGCCGTATAAAGACTGCGAAGTCCGCTGGTCGAAAATCGGCTGCCGTATGGTGCGTACCATCCTGATTCCGGCAACCGAAGAACAGTACCGTGCTTATATGCGGCCACTCTGGCGAGAAGACAAAAGACAACAGCGGCATGGAGATGCTGAAGTATCCGCCGACAAGCTCCGTGATAAATTCGAGCTGGAACCAGAATGTGACTTCGACCTGAAGAAGATTGTCCTGAAGAAAGAGTTGCTGATAGCTCTCCGGCGAGAACTGGCTGCACTGCAAGACATCGACCGGACCATCCTGACGATGATTGCCGACGGCTTCAGCGAAGCAGCGGTCGGGGAGTCAGTCGGGCTGAGCCAGAAAGCCGTAAACAAGCGGAAACATAAGCTTTACATGTTACTGCAGGACCGTCTCAAGGATTATCGTTAAGTAGGTAGAAAATCCGACTACGAAAAGAGTGGCCGGATTTTTTTTTAAATCGGTACTTAACGATGATGCGGCTGTCCTACTACTGGTGAGGGCAGAGATGAAACCTTCAAGGAAGGAGGGAAAAACATGAACTGCGTCCGAACGCCTGATAATCTGGTGCAGCAAAGACTGGACCAGGAACTGGCCGATGTGCTGATGGCCGTCACCACTAACAGCATCGCCAGACATCTTCAGATTCTGAATGGTCAACGAAAAGCGAAAGGAGTCAATCAGTATGACAAATGATGAAATACAAAAACTGGCGGCGGGACTGGCCGACTGCGGGAAGGAGCTTCTCCGTATAGCCGATGCCCTGACGGAGAAAAAGGTTGAAGCCCCTGCTGCCGAGGGACAAAAAGACCCGGAAAAGAAGCTGTCACTAGAAGATGTCCGCAGGGTGGCTGCCGATAAAGCCCGCCAGGGACACACGGACGAAGTACGGCAGCTCATCCAGAAGTTCGGTGCCGATAAGCTTTCTGGTGTGGATGTAGCCAAGTATCCGGCTTTGATGGAAGAACTGGAGGCGATGGGCCATGCCGGATAAACACGCGGTGCTGTCTGCATCTTCCTGTTATCGTTGGCTGGCCTGCCCGCCGTCTGCGAAGGAATGTGCCAAGCTGCCGGATACCTCCAGCGAATTCGCCCGCCAGGGAACAGATGCCCATACGCTCTGCGAATTCAAAGTGAAGACGGCCATGGGGCAGAAGCTGGAAGATCCGACGAAATCCCTGACGTATTTCGATGAGGAGATGGCGGAATGCACCGATGAATATGCTCAGTTCGTTATGGAATGTCTGGCAGCGGCCAAAGCATCCTGCAAGGACCCGCTGATTATGATTGAACAGCAGCTGGACTTTTCCAAGTGGGTTCCTGGCGGGTTCGGAACAGGCGACTGCCTCATCGTGGCCGACGATACCCTGACGGTCATCGATTACAAGCACGGTCTAGGAGTCCTGGTGGATGCCGAGAAGAATCCGCAAATGATGTGCTATGCCCTCGGCGAACTGAACTTGTTCGATGGCATCTATGATATCCACCAGGTGTCCATGACCATCTTCCAGCCCCGCCGGGACAACGTCAGTACCTGCACCATGAGCAAAGAAAAGCTGCTCCAGTGGGCCGAAACGGTGCTGAAGCCCGCCGCGGAACTGGCGGCCAAAGGCGAAGGGGAGTACAAGGCTGGTGACCATTGCCGTTTCTGCAAAATCAAGGTGACATGCCGCAAGAGGGCTGAATATAACCTGGAACTGGTCCGGTATGATTTCGCTGTCCCGCCTACGCTGCAGGATGAAGAAATCGAAGCCATCCTGGCCAAGGCTGATGAATTGGTGAACTGGGCTACTGACATCAAGGAATACGCCTTACAGCAGGCCCTTTCCGGCAAGCAGTGGGCCGGGTGGAAATTGGTCGAAGGCCGGTCTAACCGCCGGTACGTCAGCGAAGGCGCCGTTGCCGCCAAAGTAGAAGAAGCAGGCTTCGACCCGTATGAAAAGAAACTGCTCGGCATCACGGCGATGACGAAGCTGCTCGGTAAGAAACGGTTCGAAGAATTGTTGTCAGATTTAGTTGAAAAACCGCAAGGCAAGCCGGTCCTGGTATCGAAATCGGACAAACGCCCAGCTATGCACACTGCGATAGACGATTTTAATGTTAAATTTTAAGGAGGAAAAAATTATGTCTAAAAATTATGTAAACCCGTGCAAAGTAATTACCGGTGTCAACACTCGTTGGTCTTACGCTAATGTTTGGGAACCGAAATCCATCAATGGCGGTACGCCGAAGTACAGCGTCAGCCTGATCATCCCCAAGTACGATACCAAAACGGTAGAAAAGATTCGTGCCGCTATCAAAGCTGCTTACGAAGAAGGTCAGGGCAAACTCAAAGGCAACAACCGTGTAGTTCCTGCCCTCGAAGCTATCAAAATTCCGCTCCGTGACGGTGATTTGGAACGTCCGGGTGATGATGCTTATAAGGACAGTTTCTTCATCAATGCCAATTCTACTACGAAGCCAGGCATTGTCGATGCCGACTGCCAGCACATCCTGGAACGCTCTGAAGTCTACTCTGGCGTCTATGGCCGTGCTTCCATCAGCTTCTACGCTTTCAAAAGCAATGGCAATAAGGGCATTGCTTGCGGCCTGAACAATCTGCAGAAAATCCGTGACGGCGAACCCCTCGGTGGCAAACCACGTGCTGAAGATGACTTCGCTACGGCTGACGATGACGATTTCCTGGCATAAGGATTGAAGTGAATGTACTAGAGTGGCAGGACAGTCCTGCCACTCTTTTTACACGAGGTGAATTCTATGAAAACCATCAGCATTGATATTGAAACGTTCAGTGATGTCAATCTGGCTAAATGCGGCGTGTACAAATATGCTGAATCGCCGGTCTTTGAAATTCTCCTTTTCGGATATGCCGTGGATGGCGGCGAAGTACAGGTCGTTGACCTGGCCCAGGGAGAAACTGTCCCTGAAGATATTCTGGATGCCTTAACCGATGAAGCCGTCACCAAGTGGGCCTTCAATGCCAGTTTCGAACGAATCTGCCTGTCGCGATATCTGAGTGATTTGGGGATAAGCCTGGACCCGTTTCATGACCATCATTCGCTTTCCCAGGACTGTGCAAGGTTCCTCAATCCGGCGGGATGGAAATGCTCCATGATCTGGTCGGCCTATATGGGGCTGCCCCTTTCACTGGAAGGCGTCGGTGCCGTTCTGAATCTGAATAACCAGAAAATGAAGGAAGGCAAGAATCTGATCCGCTATTTTTGTGTCCCGTGTAAAGAAAACAAGACGAATGGCGGCAGGTCGAGAAAACTTCCTCATCATGCCCCAGACAAATGGAATCTGTTCAAGTCCTACAACAAACGAGATGTAGCAGTGGAAATGGCCATCCAGGAGCGGCTGAAGTACTACCCGGTACCGGAACAGGTATGGGACGAATACCATCTGGATCAGGAAATCAACGACAGAGGCATTGCCATTGACCGGACGTTGGTCGGCCAGGCCGTGGCCATGGATGCTCGGTGCCGGGAATTATTGATGGACGAGTTAAAGAAAAAGACGGGGTTGGAAAATCCGAACTCCGTCATCCAGATGATTGCCTGGCTGGAACAGCACGGGATGCAGACTGATTCTTTGGGCAAGAAGCAGGTACAGGAACTGCTGAAGACGGCAGAAGAACCGCTGCGCAGTGTACTGCTTCTCCGGCAGAAGCTGGCCAAATCCTCGGTCAAGAAATACCAGGCTATGGAACTGACGGCCTGTAATGACAGCCGGGCCAGAGGCATGTTCCAGTTCTATGGCGCCAACCGGACTGGGCGGTTTGCTGGGCGGCATATTCAATTACAAAATCTTCCCCAGAATCATCTGCCGGATCCTTCGGAAGCCCGGGAACTGGTGCGCCAGGGAAATTATAAAGCACTGGAACTTCTGTACGACTCCATACCTGATGTTCTTTCCCAACTGATCCGCACCGCTTTTATACCTCGGCAAGGCATGAAGTTCGTGATATCAGATTTCTCCGCCATCGAGGCACGGGTCATTTCGTGGCTTGCCGGAGAAACATGGAAATCAGAAGCCTTTGCGGCCGGCCAGGACATCTATTGCACGACAGCCAGCCAGATGTTTGGCGTACCTGTGGTGAAGCATGGGATAAATGGCCACTTGAGGCAGAAAGGCAAAATCGCAGAATTGGCCTGTGGCTATGGTGGTTCTGTCGGTGCGCTGAAGGCGATGGGCGCACTGGAAATGGGACTTTCGGAAGATGAACTGTATCCTCTGGTGCAGTCCTGGCGCTCTGCCAATCCACATATCGTTGATTTCTGGTGGCAAGTGGATGCCGCCGTGAAAGCGGCCATCAAGGAACATGTCCCTATGCGGGCAGGCTGCATCCGCTTCCTGTACCAGAGCGGCATGCTGTTCATCCAGCTTCCCAGCGGACGGCGGCTTTCTTATGTGAAACCCAGAATAGGCGAGAACCGCTTCGGCGGGGAATCCGTCACCTATGAAGGCATCGGCGCAACAAAGAAGTGGGAACGGCTCGAAAGCTATGGCCCGAAGTTCGTGGAGAACATCGTCCAGGCCATCAGCCGGGACATCCTCTGCTATGCCATGCAGACGCTGCGATGCAGTGATATTGTTGGCCATGTCCATGATGAACTTATCATCGAATGCGACAGGGATGTCAGCGTTGACGCCATCTGTGAGCAGATGGGTCGGACGCCGCCGTGGGCTGAAGGGCTGCTGCTCAGGGCGGACGGATATGAATGTGATTTTTATCAGAAAGACTAAAAAAAAGCAGGCAGCGTGAGAATGCCTGCTTTCTCTGTACTTTTTATAAACTACGCATGCCGAACCACTGTGCATTTTGATCCCAAAACAGTTCTAATTGTAAATCTGTAGCCATACGTCTTTGATAACCATACTGGGCTCCGGGCGGCATATATTCATGCTGGCTGATTAAAATGAAGCGGCCGGTTCCATCTTCGTTTATTTTTGTTTTGATTTGATGCCAGCTGCCAATGGTATATCCCATGGAAGCCAGGCTGTCTAACGATACGTACGTAACCCATTGGCCATCATGTTTGCCAATAATCCAATAGCCACAGTTCATCGCATGTGCACCAACATCAGCATTAATTTCAAAGAATGTCATGTCAGGGTTTGTGGTGCGAATGGTGCGGATTTTATAGCCTTCGCCACCTTTGGCACTGACATAGTTGATGAAAGACATATAATCATGTTTTCCATCACGGCTCATCAACCGTAAGGTGCCATCTTGTTGAAGAACAAATTTTAATTGTTCATTATCATACTGAACATTTAGCTGACGAGTATCCAGATATAAGAAAGTTTCTTGGTCTGGAGTTAGAAATTCTGTAGCTTGCACTTGGGAAGAATCAATTAGAAAAAAAGCTAGGCACAAAATAAATACAGATAAATAAGAAATTATTTTTGGTCTAAAATGCATGAGCAATCCCTCTCCTTCTTTACACGATTTTTGGATTCGGCATATATTCTTTATTTTATTAATTCTATATAGAAATTGAAAATCCTGCTATAAATAAAAAATTTCATTTAATGGTACTTAAAATAACGGTTTTTGTCCTGTTACTTATAGAGAGGAAGAAATCTCTCGGGTTAATTTTTTACAAGGGAGGAATTTGCTATGAAATTTTTAATTCCGCAGGACGAGTACGGCATGCTGGCGAGCCAGCATGGCATTGCGTTAGTGGATAGCCTGTTTGTAGCCGAGGTTTTTGGAAAGAAACATTACAATGTACTCCGCGACATCGCCAGAATCACTGAATCCCAATCTGGCTTAAGTGAAGAATTCACTGAACTCAATTTTGAGTTCAGTACTTACCGTGATGCTACAGGACGCAAACTGCCACGATACCTGATGACCCGCGATGGCTTTACCATGCTGGTCATGGGCTACACAGGCCAGAAGGCGATGCACTTCAAGGAACTCTACATCCAGCGTTTCAACGAGATGGAGCAATGCGTCCGGTCGCTCCTGTCTGCCCGGCAGGAATTCCCGATGCTCACGGACATGATCTGCCGCCTGCATGAAAGTCCGAAGTCGTACCACTTCAGCAACGAATGCGACATGTTGAACCGCATCGTTCTCGGCATGTCTGCCAAGCAGTTCCGGCTGGCCAACGGCATCGAAAAAGGGCAGAGCATCCGGCCTTATCTGACCGCGCAGCAGATTCATGCTCTGGATCGGCTGCAGCACCTGGATTACGGCCTGCTGTATTCCTGCCCGGATTTCCAGCAGCGCAAACAGCTGCTCATGACTTACTATAAGACGGAACTGGAGGAATGAATCATGTTTTATGTTAAGGAACCGATTAACGATGCCATGGAAGTTACGATTGAAATCAATGATGAGAATGTGTTCTGCCGCTGCCCGGTCTGCGGTAAGGAAGTCAGCGTGAATCTGGAAGACATATTGGGTGATGGGCATGGCGACCTGTTTGGCACATCCGTGATGTGTGAAGATTGCTCACGGGAACTGATGGAGGCGGGCGATGAAGATGGATTCGAAGCGTAACGCCGAACATTACCCTGACCCTACAGCATACGAAGCTATCCGGAATGCGGAACCTGCAAGGTTCCCGTTCCGGCCATTGGTATACGTGTGTTCGCCCTATGCCGGGGATGTTGAGGCCAACGTACAGAAGGCCAGGGAATACTGCCGCTATGCCAAGGACCAGGGATGCATCCCGCTGGCGCCCCACCTGTTCCTGCCGCAGTTCATGGATGAAAGGACGGAACGGGATCTGGCTCTGTTCATGGATATCGCCCTTTTGTCCAAGTGCGCGGAACTCTGGGTGTTCGGTGATGTCATTTCCAGCGGGATGCAGAAAGAAATCGAATATGCCAGGCGTAAGAGAAAGCTTATTCGTTATTTTACGGAAAACTGCAGGGAGGAACATACATGAAATTCACTTTATACACAGCAGACTGCACAGGCAATGAAACGAACTGCCTGTACCCGCACAAGGCCGTCATCAGCAGTCCGGCAGAACTGGCCAGGGCAGTATCGCATGACCATGTTGCGGCCGCTTATCGGAACGATTATCGGTCGAATGATAATTTCATCTCAGCGGATGCAGTCGTGTGGGACTGCGATAACGACCATACGGAGAACCCTGACGAATGGGTGACGCCGGAAAAGCTGGCAGCCAGTGTCCTTGCCGATATTGCTTTTGCCGCCTCACCGAGCCGACATCATATGCTGCCGAAAGGGAATTATCCCGCTAGGCCGCGGTTTCATCTGATAGCCCCTGTTTCGGAATGCACGGACAGGGAAACTTACGCCGCACTCAAGAACGCCAGCATGGAACAGTATGCCTTCTTTGACCAGAAAGCCCTGGATGCAGCACGGTTCTTTTACGGGACAGAAGTGAAGCCGGAGGACATATTCTGGCATGAAGGGCGGCTTCGGATTGATGAAGTCCTGGGGAATCTTGAATCAGGCGATAACGGAAACCAGGCAGATCCGCCTTTATATACAGGCGGATCCATTCCTGAAGGCAGCCGCAACAATACGATGTCCCATTTCGCAAGCCGGGTGCTGAAGCGTTTCGGCGATACGGACAGGGCGTATGAAGCCTATCTGGAACGGGCTGCCCAATGCAACCCGCCGCTTCCGGATAAGGAACTGGGGACAATCTGGAAAAGTGCTCTGAAGTTTTTCAGGAACAAAATCGAAGGCAGCGAAGGCTATGTCCCGCCGGATGAATATGACAACCCGTTTGGCAATAATTTGAAGCCGGACGATTACTCGGATATCGGCGAGGCAAAAGTGCTGGCCAAGGCATGCATGGGAAGACTTCGTTATACGAGCGCGACGGACTATATCGCATTCATCGGCGACCATTGGTATGAAGATAGGCCGAAAGCCCTCGGCATCATTGAAGATTTCATGGATGACCAGCTGATAGACGCAGAAGATAAGATCCGCATGGCGGAAGAAGCGCTGGTGGCTATAGGCATTTCGGAAACCGATGTCAGAGACAGGGGAAAGGCCCTGGCAAACCAGGTGCCAGAGAAAAAACTCGACCTGCTCTATGCACTGCTGGGGGCGGATGCCTACAAAAAATTTGTCATGAAATACCGCAATTACAGGTACATCGTCAACACCCAGAATGCAGCTAGGCCGATGCTCGCCCTTGATGTCACCGAACTGGACTATGACCCGGAACTGCTGAATACGCCGGAAGCGACGTATGACCTTACCCAGGGAACGAAAGGCGGCCATCCCCATGACCCGGACGACCTCATCACGAAAATCACGGCCTGCTCGCCGGGCGATAAAGGAGAAGAACTCTGGCAGGAGAGCCTGGACCTTTTCTTTTGCCATGACAGGGAACTTGTCAGCTATGTGAAGGATATTGTCGGGATGGCAGCTGTCGGAAGGGTCTATGCAGAACAGATGATTATTGCCTATGGCGGCGGGGCGAACGGCAAATCCACTTTCTGGAATACCGTCGCCAGGGTCCTTGGCACTTACTCCGGGAAGATTTCTGCGGATGCCCTGACCATGAGCTGCAAGCGGAATGTGAAGCCGGAAATGGCGGAACTCAAGGGTAAGCGACTCATCATCGCATCAGAGCTGGAAGAAGGGCAGCGGCTGAATACAGGCATGGTCAAACAGATTTGTTCGGTTGACCCCATCGAGGCGGAGAAGAAATACAAGGACCCGTTCCATTTCGTCCCGTCCCATACCCTGGTTCTGTACACCAATTACCTGCCCAAGGTTTCCGCCAATGATGACGGGACGTGGCGCAGACTGATTGTCATCCCGTTTAATGCCAAGATTACCGGGAAAAGCGATATCAAGAACTACTCGGATTACCTGTTCGAGCATGCGGGGCCTGCCATCATGAAATGGATTATCGAAGGGGCTGAATCGGCCATCCGGAAAGGGTTCAAAATCGATGAACCCCAAGCCGTGCGGGATGCTGTGGAGAAATACCGTGAGGACAATGACTGGCTGGGACAGTTCCTTGAAGAACATTGCGACATTGACCCGTCATTTACAGAAAAATCCGGGAAACTGTATCAGCAGTACCGGGTCATCTGTATGCAAAGTGGCGAATACATCAGAAGCACATCGGACTTTTATGGCAATTTGGAAAAAGCTGGATTTATCCGCCGGAAGACAAAAAAAGGAATCCTTGTCTATGGCTTGAGGCTGAAAGAAGGACAGGATTTCTTAGACTGAAATGTAAAGGTGCAGGTCGGTGTACCTCTCTATAAAAAGTCCTATAAGGGATAAAAAATATATACATATATAAGAGGTTTAGGTGAAGACTTTCTAGACCTGCACCCTTTAAATAAAGGGGGGATAGCAATGCGTGAAAAAGAAATCGAACAAAAACTTGTGACGGAAGTCAGACGGTGCGGCGGGATGGCACTGAAATTCGTATCGCCATCCTATAGCGGCATGCCGGACCGTCTGCTCCTTTTCCCTGATGGAAAAATGGCATTTGTAGAAGTGAAGGCCCGAGGCAGAAAGCCCAGACTGCTTCAGGAGAAACGGCATAAGCTGCTAAGGAAACTCGGGTTCCGTGTGTTTGTCCTGGATGCTGTTGAAGATATTTCCGGGATGCTGGGTAACATTATGGAAGGAGGCAGTGCCGGATGAAGTTCGTGCCACATGATTATCAGAAATATGCCATCGACTACATCAAGACCCATCCGGTTACGGCTCTGTTCCTGGACATGGGACTTGGCAAGACAGTGACGACGTTGACGGCCATCCGCGATTTGATGTACGATTCCTTCGAAATCAAACATGTACTGGTCGTAGCGCCATTGCGGGTCGCTCGGGATACTTGGCCGGAAGAAATCCGGAAATGGGATCACCTGAAAATTTTGACTTGTTCTGTCGTGGTCGGCAGCGTGTCAGAACGGAGACGGGCCTTGCAACAGGAGGCGGATATCTATATCGTGAACCGGGAAAACCTAGCCTGGCTGTATCAGAACAGCTGCCTGGATTTCGATATGGTCGTCCTGGACGAGTTGTCGAGTTTCAAGAACGCCCAGTCCAAACGGTTCAAGGCCATGAAAGCTATGCGCCCTAAAGTGAAGCGCATCGTCGGCCTTACGGGAACGCCTAGCGGCAACGGATTGATGGATCTATGGGCCGAGTTCCGTCTTTTGGATATGGGAGAACGGCTCGGGCGGTACATCAGCCAGTACAGGAACCTCTACTTCAAGCCGGACAAGCGCAACGGCATGGTGGTGTTTTCCTACAAGCCTTTGCCGGGAGCGGAAGAAGTCATCTACCACCAGATTTCCGACATCACCGTGTCCATGAAGGCGTCAGATTATCTGAGGATGCCGGGGCTGGTGAGTGTGGCGAAAGAGGTCAAGCTGAGCGAAATGGAAAAGAAACGTTACGACGAACTAAAGCAGTCCCTGATACTGGAACTTCCAGGCGGCGAAGTCACAGTTGCCAATGCCGCGTCGCTTACTATGAAACTTTCGCAGATGGCGAACGGCGCCATTTACACAGATGACAAGAATGTCGTGAATATCCATGACCGGAAACTGGATGCTCTGGAAGATCTGGTGGAAAGCGCTAACGGGCGGCCAGTCCTGGTGGTGTACTGGTTCAAGCACGACAAGGAACGCATCCAGAAGCGCATGGAGGCCAGGGAACTGAAGTCTTCCCCGGATTTTGCCGACTGGAATGCCGGCAGGATTCCCGTGGCCCTGATTCATCCGGCCTCTGCCGGACATGGGCTGAACCTGCAGCAGGGTGGATACATCCTGATATGGTTCGGTCTGACCTGGAGTCTGGAATTGTATCAGCAAACCAACGCCAGGCTCTGGAGACAGGGGCAGCAGAACTGCACGGTCATCATACAGCACATTGTGGCCAAGGGCACGATTGATGAGCGCATCCTGAAAGTATTGGAACATAAAGACGGAACCCAGGCCGCACTGATTGACGCGGTGAAAGCTGACCTGGGGATGACGGAATCAGGAAACGGGGGTATACTATGAAGCGGGAAACAGAAGGAGCAGAGAAGTGTATGGAAACAAAAGAGTACCTGGAACTGGCACGAAATATCAATATTCAGATAGACAGCAAACTGGAGCAGGTATCCGCCTTGCGGCAGCTGGCTATCAAGGCGTCATCGACACTCAGCCCGGTGCCGCCGAGCGGGACGCCAGACCCGCACCGGCTGGAAAAGACCATCACCCGCATGATGGATATGGAACATGAAGTGGATGAGGACATCGACCGTTTGGTGGAACTCAAGGCAGACATCATGAAGGCTATCAGCCGGGTGCCGGATGACCGGGAACGGGTTGTCCTGGAGCTCCGCTATCTGGCCTTCAAGGACTGGGCATCCATCGCCGATGCTATCGGGCTCCACATTCGCCAGGTGTACCGCCTGCATGACGAGGCCCTGAAACACATTGAAATTCCTGGCAAATGTCACTAAATGTCACCCAAACAGCACTTGATGTCACTGGCTTCTGTAAGATATACTATAATCAGCAGAAAAGAATAAAGGACCGTGGTTTAAAAGCCAGCGGTCCTTTTTTGATGCAGGAAAAATAAAAAAGAGAGCCTGTCAGTACATCCAGCGCAAGCTGCTGAAAACAGCAACGGCATTCTGGCCATAGACAGGTTCTCTCTTGGCGGCAAAGGCTATGCAGGTATCTCAGGAACCAGAATCTTCTGCAGCAGCCCTCGGCACTCCCGCCGTCAACATATCCTTTGCCTGAAGAACACGGGATTTGCTGTGGGAGTACTCCTGTCACTAGCAAGCCAGACTGTTCTTGTAATCTTAGTATAACAGGTTTGTGCGGAGGAAGGAAGAATACTTTATGCCAAGAAGACCGAAGACGCCCTGCAAATATCCGGGCTGCCCCAGGCTGATGCCGTATGGAAGAAAATATTGTGAGGAACATGAACAGCAGTGCCAGGGGGAACGGAAGAGCGCGGTGCTGCGTGGCTACGGGAGAGAATGGCAGAAAGCCAGGAGGTTTTTCCTGAAACGCCACCCCTGGTGCGTCCGCTGCAAGGAAAAAGGACGGCTCGTCCCGGCGACCGTCGTGGATCATATCAAACCGCATCGCGGCGACCCGGATTTGTTCTGGGATGAGAAGAACTGGCAGCCCCTTTGCAAGAGCTGCCATGACCATAAGACGATGACCGAAGACCGGGACATCGAGTACAGGTACTGAATTTATTTTTTGTGTAAAATTTGTGACACGCGGGATTGAGAAATTCCAAGTTTTTTAGCAATTTGAACTTGCTTGTATCCTGCGTCATAAAGCTCACTGCAATTATATTCCAATTCCTGTTGGCTGTGATGTCTAGGATATCTAGAGCCATTAAAGTTTTCTCCGGTACCTACAAATTCATGAGATAAGACAACCGTGGCTCCGGTATTATCTTTCCCTTGCATTTCAAGAGTATTATTATCAAAATACCCTTTTACATCAGTCAGACCTTTGGAAGACGCTTCTTCTAAAGCCTTTTTAATTACTATCCCCTTTTGCTCAGTAAGATTTGGAACATGTAAAAAAGCTTTTTTCATTTTTTCATCTGCCATATTATGCACCTCCACGATTAACAATTGATAAACTAATATTAGTTTATCACAAAGACGGTCATTTTACAATAGGCGGGGGGGGGGGATGCAAATCTCTGCAACCCTTCCGTCCATGACCGCCGCCCCCTCAAACGTGAAAAACCGCGAAATTCATAAGGGGGGATACCCTACGATTCTTCGCGGTTTTATAGAGAAACTGATCTATTCGATTTTACTGGTAATGGAGACGGCAGACAGTGTCAAATACGGACTGTAAAATTGGGTATTGATAAACCAGATATACTTTCATATTATCAGGCTGACATTTCCATACGCCATCGTGATAATCTTTAAAATAGTGCAGGTGAGCTGTTGTACCATTGCTACCATTAATTGTTACATTAAAAGTTGTGTCATTTCTGGTAATCCATTCGATGGAATTGGTATCGACATAAATATTGACGCCATCTGCATCCGTATACGAATAAACATCCACCGCTGCTGCTTGATTCGGAATTCCGAACAGTAACAATCCCCCCAGAACCATGGAAGATAAGAGGGCTTTTACACTAATCTTCATATATATCGCTTCCTTTGTTATGGAAATGTTATGTGTTTAGTATACTATGACTAACTGTGTTGAACAAGGTTTAATTACACTAATTCTATATTATCGTTAATTTTGAGAATATACACATCGAAAATTGAATCATCTGCTCCAGGCTTTCTGGCCCGGGGCTTTTTTATTGTCAGGAAGAAGGGAACTTTCATGAATGATTGCCAGCGTAGGCAGATTGAAACCATGCGGAAACAAGGGATGGGCTACAAGGCTATCGCCCGCGAAACGAAGTTGTCACGGGACAGTGTACGGAATTACTGTCGCTGGCATCACCTGAACGGATACGGTGCCGCTGTTGCCGCGGCTTTCAGAAAGGAAACGGTGTATGAAATCATCTGATATGGAATGGAAAGTCCTGCCCATCGGCCAGCTGAAACCTGTGGCCTATAATCCCAGGAAACAGCTGAAACCCGGTGATAAGGAATACGAAAAGATCAAGAACTCCATTAAAGAGTTCGGCTATGTGGAACCTATCATTGTGAACTACGATATGACGGTCATCGGCGGCCACCAGCGGCTCAACGTGCTGAAAGACCTGGGCTATGAAGACGTCCAGTGCGTGGTTGTCCATATCGAGGACGAACACAAGGTCAAGGCTCTTAACATCGCGCTCAACAAAATCACCGGCGCTTGGAACGAACAGCTCCTGGCCGACCTCATCGTCGATTTGCAGAGCGTCGATTTCAATGTAGACCTGACGGGCTTCGAGGCGCCGGAAGTGGAACAGCTCTTTTCAAAAGTCCACAACAAGAAGGTGAAAGAAGATGACTTCGATGTGGACAAGGAACTGGAGAAGCCGACCTTTTCCCAGGCTGGTGACATCTGGTTCCTGGGGGAACACCGCGTTATCTGCGGCGATGCTACGCTACCGGAAACTTACACACGGCTGATGGACGGGAAGAAAGCCAATCTGGTACTGACGGATCCACCGTACAACGTAAACGTAGAAGAAACGGCTGGGAAAATCAAGAACGACAATATGCCGGATGATAAATTCTACCAGTTCCTGTTCAGCGCTTTCGTAAACATGGAACAGAACATGGAACCCAACGCCTCTATCTATGTGTTCCATGCCGATACGCAGGGCCTGAATTTCCGCAAGGCTTTCAAGGATGCCGGCTTTTATCTGTCCGGGTGCTGCATCTGGAAGAAGAACGCCTTGGTTCTGGGCCGCAGCCCTTACCAGTGGCAGCACGAGCCGTGCCTGTTCGGCTGGAAGCTGAACGGGAAGCACCAGTGGTATTCCGACCGTAAGCAGACGACCATCTGGGAATATGACCGTCCGAAAGCCAGCAAAGAACACCCGACCATGAAGCCGGTGGCTCTGATGGCCTATCCCATCCAGAATTCGTCCATGAGCCATTGCATCGTCCTGGACCCGTTCCTGGGTTCCGGCTCAACGCTCATGGCTTGCCAGCAGACGAACCGTATCTGCTATGGCATTGAACTGGATGAAAAATTCGTCGATGTTATCGTGAAGCGATACATCGAACAGTTTGGAAGCGAAAGTGTGTTTGTACTGCGTGGAAATGAGAAAACTCCCTATAATAAAGTGCAGAAATGACTTGCTATTATTGGCGTTCAGAGTGATATATGTACTAACAAAACAAGGAGGTACATAGACCATGACAATCCAAACGAATCTGAACGACCGCAAGGAACTGGCCAGAAAACTGATTCCTTTCAACCATAATGAAAAGCTTCATTACGCTGGAGCACCGACCTTTGCCTACGAAGGGCAGAGCTTCCGCATCCTTCGCAGCGGCGATATCGAATGTGACGATGGAAAGACAGAAGCCGCCATGATTGGTTTTCTCCAGCAGGAAGGCATTCTTCCACAGCTTGAAGCGGTACAGGAACCGCAATCGCAGCATGATGAAGAACCTGAACAAGGGACAGAGCCGGAAATGATGGAAATCAAGATCCCGACTGACGGCATGGACGGGACGCAGATGCGCAACCTGGTCTTCATGCTCCATGCCCAGCAGTATCTGCTGAACCGGGCTGCGGGACAAGAAAACATTTATGTGCCGGACGGACTGATGGAAAACTTGAAAGATGAGCCTGTGATAGACAGGACTTCCTTCTTTGCGGTCTACCAGAATTACAGCAAGGAAGGCCGGGGATTCCTGATTACCGCGGAAACGGTGACATTCTGCTTTGCTGTAACCGACAACGCCGTGAAGAACCGTGCTTTGATTGAACTGACGGCCTTCATGGTCAGCGCGGCGAAAAAGGCGAAACGAATCAATCCCGTCACTCGGAAACCGGAGAATGAGAAATACTATCTGCGGATGTAGCTCCTGCGCATCGGCATGGGAACTAAAGCCAGTCACGAATCGCGCATGGCCCTGCTGAAAGGCCTGAACGGATGGAGCGCTTTCCGCACAGAAGCGGACGCCAAAGCCAACGCCGAACGACAGAAGGAACGCCGGAACCAGAACACATAAATCCTCGATTTAATTCATAATTATTCTCAAAAAGACTTGCTATTATGTGCCTTTAGAGTGATATATAGTGTACCGAAAGAACACGCGTACACATAGAAAGGACAGAGATAATTATGAAAACACTGCACTTTGGAATCGAAATGGAAATGACAGGGATTACGAGAAACCGGGCGGCCAGCCTTATGGCCCGCTTCTTCGGAACGGAAAGCCGGCACGAAGGAGGAGCCTACGATACCTACACCGCAAGGGACGATCAGGGACGGAAATGGAAAGCCATGAATGATTCCAGCCTGGTACCGCAGAAAAAGATGAACGGCGAAATCATGGACGCTTCCAGCAGCTACCGCACAGAAGTGGTCAGCCCCATCCTTTCCTACGAAGACATTCCGAAGCTGCAGGAACTGGTGCGGACGCTCCGCAAGGCTGGGGCCTTTGCTAACAAGTCCTGCGGCATCCACATCCATGTCGGGGCTGAACGATTCACGGCGAAGACCTTGCGGAATCTGGTGAACATCATGGCGAGCAAGGAAGATATGATTTACCGGGCTCTCCAGATCAACCCCTCGCGGGAAAGCCGGTACTGCCGGAAAACGAACACCACATTCTTAAAAGACCTTAACCGGAAAAAGCCGGACACGATGGACGGCATCGCCGACCTCTGGTATCAGGAAGCCCCTTACGGACGGAATCATCACTACAACAGCACCCGCTACCACGGGCTGAACCTGCATGCCACCTTCACCAAGGGAACCGTCGAGTTCCGCCTTTTCAACGGCACCCTCCACGCCGGCGAAATCAAGGCCTGCCGGCTCCACTTCCTCAAACACCTCACAGGCAATTCCGCATGGCGCAACGCCGCCGCTTGAAGGGGATAGCCTCACGGGCAGCTTCGGCTGCCCTTAGGGTGGTAGAAGGGCATTCCCTTCAGAAAGGATGAGAGCGATGAACAAAAAAATCTACATTGCCTATGGCAGCAATATGAGTGAAGCGCAGATGGCGCAGCGGTGCTCCGATGCCACCCTTGCGGGAACGGGACGGGTGAATGGGTATGAGCTGCTTTTCAAAGGTTCCCTGACCGGATGCTACGCTACTATCGAGAAGAAGACGGACGCTTTCGTGCCGGTCGTCCTCTGGCGCATTTCCGCGGCAGACGAACGGAGACTTGATGCATACGAAGGCTTCCCGCGGTTCTATTATAAAAAAGAGGTGGAAGTAGAAACTGATGACGGCACAATCCGGGGTCTAGTGTATATTATGCATGAAGACCGATGCTTCGGCATCCCGGAAACATGGTATTATCAGAACATGGAGCGGGATTACCGCAAGTTCGGTTTCAACCTGTCCATCCTGCGGCGGGGATTGCGGAACAGCCGGGCAGGACGGAAGGCGCACGGGTACGGCTGATTTTTATGGACGATGTGCAGGCACCTCCTACAGATACCGAAGGCACCGTCCAGTACATCGATGATGCCGGAACCATCCATGTGCATTGGGATACGGGCGGCAGCCTCTGATGCCGATGAATGGGAATTAGTCGAATAAAATACATAAATAACCCCAAATGACTTGCTATTATGTGCCTTTAGAGTGATATATATACACGACGAAGGGGAAAGCCCCAAAGGAAAAGCACATGAAAGTGAGGAATTTACCGTGACAAGATTTGAAAAAGACTATCACGAAATGTTGAAAGGCGCAGGGCGGTGCATTCTGGAAAGCCGGATGGAAGAAATCAGGAAACTGAAGAAAGAACAACGGGTCTGCAAGAACCGCTTCCAGTTCCAGTGCATCTGCCAGACCCTCAGCCGGCTGGAACGGGAATACGAGGCTCTCGAAGCACTTTACTGAGGAGCCCGGAAAGAGACCGCAAGGAAATATTTGAAAAAGTAAGAGGAGACCGCAGAGGCGGCCTTCTCTGTCGTACAGCTCGCAAGGGCTTTTTTTATTGGGAGGTGAGCGCCCTTGGCTGTACGAGGAAGGAAACCGAAACCGACAGCACTCAAGGTGCTAGAAGGAAATCCCGGCCATCGGCCGCTCAACAAGAAAGAGCCGCTTCCCAAGGGACGTCTGCCGCGCTGCCCGGACTGGCTGGAAGACGATGCCAAGAAGGAGTGGAAGCGGCTGGGAAAAGCCCTTGCTGAGATGGGTATGCTGACCCATCTGGATATGATGGCCTTTGCCGGATACTGTCAGGCGTATGCCCGGTGGAAAGGGGCCGAAGAGTTCATCACCCAGCACGGCGATATGGTGCGGACGCCGAACGGATATCTGCAGCAGGTGCCGCAGGTATCCATTGCTCAGACGAACCTCAAGATCATGCTGAAATTCTGTGAGCAGTTCGGTCTGACCCCGTCTGCCCGGAGCCGCATGATTGGGGAAGAAAATGGGGCAGAAAAAGAAACGGATGAAATGGAACTGCTGTTAAGGGGGTGACCAGTTTGGCGTTTGTATATAAGCCGTCAGCATTCATGCTGCCGGATTCCCATTATGATAAAGAAAAGGCCGACCGTGCTGTCGCTTTCATCGAGCATCTCTGTCATACCAAAGGAAAATGGGCCGGGAAGCCTTTTCTCTTATTGCCCTGGCAGGAACAGATTGTGCGTGACCTGTTCGGCATTGTCAAGAAGAACGGGAAGCGGCAGTTCTTGACGGCCTATATAGAGATTCCAAAGAAGAACGGGAAGAGCGAGCTGGCTGCCGCTATCGCCCTGTACCTTCTGTATGCCGATAACGAACCGAGTGCCGAAGTGTATGGTGCAGCCTGTGACCGCAACCAGGCGTCCATTGTCTTTGATGTGGCACGGCAGATGGTCGAGATGAGTCCGGCCCTGATGCGACGTTCCAAGATACGGTCGGCCGGGAAGCGGATTATCAACTACCGCAATGCTGGATTCTATCAGGTATTGTCAGCGGAAACGGGAACCAAGCACGGACTCAATGTGTCCGGTCTGGTCTTTGATGAAATCCACGCCCAACCAAACCGGAAGCTCTACGATGTCCTGACCAAAGGCTCCGGTGATGCCCGGGAGCAGCCGCTCTTTTTCATCATCACCACGGCGGGCAATGACAAGAACAGCATTTGCTACGAACTGCACACCAAGGCTCTGGATCTGGTGGCAGGGCGGAAGAAGGATTCCACCTTTTACCCCGTGGTCTATGGCCTGGAACATGAGGAAGACTGGACGGACGAAGCGAACTGGTACAAGGCGAACCCGTCCCTAGGACACACCATACAGATTGACCGCGTCCGGGAAGCCTATCGGAATGCCGTCGAAAATCCGGCGGAAGAGAATGTCTTCAAGCAGCTCCGGCTCAATATCTGGACTTCGGCCAGCATCCGCTGGATACCGGAACAGGTCTACGACAAAGGGAATCTTCCCATTGACTTGGATTCCCTATGGGGACGGATGTGTTACGGCGGGCTAGATTTGTCCAGCACATCGGACATCACGGCCCTGGTCCTGGCTTTCCCGCCACGAAGCGAGGATGAGAAATACATCCTGCGGCCTTTCTTCTGGCTGCCGGAAGACACACTGGAAGTGCGGTGCCGCCGGGACCATGTCCTATACGACGTCTGGCAGAAGCAGGGCTTCATCCAGACAACGGAAGGGAACGTCATCCATTACGGTTTCATCGAGAAGTTCATCGAACGTTTAGGAGAAACCTATAACATCCGGGAAATCGCCTACGACCGGTGGAACGCTACCCAGATGGTACAGAACCTGGAAGACATGGGTTTTACCATGGTTCCCTTTGGACAGGGATTCAAGGATATGTCACCGCCGTCGAAGGAGCTGTTCAAGCTTCTGATGGAAGGGAATATCATCCATGGCGGCAATCCCGTCCTCAAATGGATGGCGGGCAATGTTGTCATGCGGCAGGACCCTGCGGGAAACATTAAGCCGGATAAAGAAAAATCCGTCGAAAAAATCGACGGAATCGTGGCGTCCATCATGGCGCTGGACCGCTGTATCCGCAACGGAGCAGGCTGTAGCAGTGTCTATGATGAACGGGGCGTTATTGTTTTTTGAGTAATTGGATACGTGCTTCTATTTCTTTCAGAGCTTTTTTATGAAGCATTTCAGGTTCTACGGCGTGACTGCGTGAATCCCATAGTTCTTGTAGTGCTTTTATTGCTAAGTTAGTACCTAAAAGCTGAGCGGCAAAGGCATCAGCTTCTCTTTCAGGAGGAATAACGGTTCCTGGTGGTAGCTTTTTTCTATCTTTCGTTATTGCTGCATATTTTTGATAATGATTTAATACAATATGACCTACTTCATGAAAAATCATAAATAAACATTCCTGCTTTTCTGTTACTAGTCTTTCAAAAAAAATATTACCGATTAAAATATACGGACGGTGATTGGGCGGAATGCTAGTACAAATAAGTCGATTCTTTGAATGGATAAGTTCATCTTGGCTTAATACGATATTTACGACTCTTTTGCGATTTTCTTTGTCATAAATATATCCGATAATTTTATGGGCCATTAGCTGACATAATGTTTTTATACTGGAGGCGGGTGGGTGGTTGTGCAGGATTAACCGGTAAGGAGAAGCGGGTATATCGTAAATTTTCATGGTATCATCTCCTAATATATATGGTACTTATAGTATTATTTTAAAACAGTTTTTATTAGTATTCAACTTGTTTGTGCCCGAATTCAGGAGGTAATTTATGAAAATTCCATTCTTGTCCCAGTTATTTAAGTCGAGGGACAAGCCTCAGAACTATTATATCGGCACGGATTTCCGCTACCTGTTCGGCCCTTCTGCCAGTGGCAAGACGGTGAACGAGTTCACGGCCATGCAGACAACGGCAGTGTATGCCTGCGTCCGCATCCTGGCGGAAACCCTGGCAGCTCTGCCGCTACAGCTGTACCGTTACACGCCTGGCGGCAAGGAGCGGGTCTATGACCATCCGCTGTACCATCTGCTCCATGATGAACCGAACCCGGAGATGACCTCGTTCATCTTCCGGGAAACGCTTATGAGCCATCTGCTCATCTGGGGCAATGCCTACGCCCAGATCATCCGTGACCGCTTGGGACGGGTGCAGGGACTCTATCCGTTGCGGCCGGACAAGATGACCGTCTGCCGGGATGACCGGGGAAAGATTTTCTATCTGTATACCAAGACGGGTGATGAGAATCCGAACATCAAGCCGTACGGGCAGGTGGCCCTGCAGAAAGAAGAAGTGCTGCATATCCCCGGCCTTGGTTTTGACGGCCTGGTCGGCTATTCGCCCATTGCCATGGCCCGCAATACCGTGGGCATGACCATGGCCTGCGAGGAATACGGGGCATCATTCTTTGCCAACGGAGCCAGTCCCAGCGGGGTGCTGGAACATCCCGGCGTTCTGAAGGACCCGGCCAAAGTCCGGGATTCGTGGAATGCTGTCTACCGGGGGACGGGCAATGCTCATAAGGTAGCTGTGCTGGAAGAAGGCATGAAGTACCAGCAGATCGGCATCCCGCCGGAAGAAGCACAGTTCCTGGAGACGCGGAAGTTCCAGCTCGATGAGATTGCCCGGCTTTACCGCATCCCGCCGCACATGATCGGCGACCTGGAGAAAAGTTCCTTCAATAACATCGAGCAGCAGTCCATGGAATTTGTGAAATACACTCTGGACCCATGGGTCATCCGCTGGGAGCAGGCCATGCAGAAAGCCCTGTTCCTGCCGGAAGAGAAGAAGCAGTATTTCCTGAAGTTCAACGTGAACGGCCTCATGCGGGGCGACTACGAGAGCCGCATGACCGGGTATAGCATCGGCCGGCAGAACGGCTGGCTGTCCGCCAACGATATCCGGGAGATGGAAGACATGAATCCCGTACCCGATGAGGAAGGCGGCAACCTGTACCTGGTAAACGGCAGCATGACCAAGCTCAAGGATGCCGGGGCCTTTGCACAGAAGGGAGAAATGAATGAAACATAAATTTTGGAGGTGGGTGACTAACGAAGCCCCCGATGTCTTTGGCAGCGACCGGACGCTGTATCTTGATGGCCAGATTTCAGACGAAACCTGGTGGGGCGATGAAGTGACACCGAAGGCGTTCAAAGACGAATTGAACGCGGGCAGCGGCGATATCACCCTCTGGATCAACAGTCCGGGCGGCGACTGCTTTGCCGCGGCTCAGATTTATAACATGCTTATGGAGTATCCGGGGAACGTCACCGTCAAGATTGACGGCCTGGCTGCTTCGGCAGCTTCGGTCATTGCCATGGCCGGCACGAAAGTCTGTATGTCGCCGGTGGCTATCCTGATGATTCACAATCCGGCTACCATGGCCTATGGGGACAAGGCTGAGATGGAAAAGACCATCGGCATGCTGAGCGAGGTCAAGGAAAGCATCATCAATGCCTATGAAATCAAGAGTGGCCTGGCCCGCACGAAGATTGCCCACATGATGGACAACGAAACGTGGCTTAACGCACGGAAAGCCGTGGAGCTGGGCTTCGCCGATGAGATACTCTTTGGCCAGAAAGAAGAAGAGGAACAGCTGGAGGCTATGCTGTACAGCCCAGTCACGGTGACGAATTCCTTTGTACAGAAATTGAAACCCAAGAAAACCTTGCAGAAAGTGCCAGCCGCTTCCTTAGAAAAGCGGCTGGCATTACTTATTCATTGATAGGAGGACAACATAATGGATACGATTTTAGCACTGCGTGAAAAGAGAAAGAACCTCTGGGAATCCGCCAAGAATTTCCTGGATACGGTGCGCGATGACAACGGTATGGTTTCTGCTGAAGATGCGGCCCGGTACGACAAGATGGAAGAAGATGTGGTGAACCTGGGAAAAGAAATCGACCGCCTGGAACGCCAGCAGCGTATGGACGCAGAAATGTCGAAACCTACCACCGTTCCCATTACGGAACAGCGGGGGCTCCCAAGACGAAAAACGAAAAGAAAGGCCGTGCATCCAACGCTTACAGGGAAGCCTTCTGGGACAGCATCCGTCATAAGAACTTTATCGATGTGCAGAATGCCCTGAGTGTTGGCACGGATGCCGATGGCGGCTATCTGGTGCCGGATGAATTCGAGCATCAGCTCATTGACAAACTCCAGGAAGAGAATTTCTTCCGCAGCCTGGCAACAGTCATCCATACCAGCGGCGACCGCAAGATTCCCGTCGTGACAGGCCATGGGGAAGCCGCATGGATGGAAGAAAACGGCTTGTATCCGGACAGCCAGGATACCTTCGGCCAGCAGTCCATCGGGGCATACAAACTGGGGACGGCTATCCGTGTGTCGGAAGAACTCCTGAACGACAGCTTCTTTGACCTGGAAAGCTATATCGCCGGCGAATTTGCCCGCCGTATCGGCACCAAGGAAGAAGAAGCCTTTCTTACTGGCGACGGGAAGAACAAGCCGACTGGCGTGTTCCCGTCTGCGGAACTGGGCGTGACGGCCAATGGCGCATCCATCACCTTTGATGATGTCATCGATCTGTATCATTCCCTGCGTATCCCGTACCGCCGCAAGGCCGTATGGCTCCTGAACGATGCTACGATCAAGGCCCTGCGCAAAATCAAAGACAACAACGGCAACTACATCTGGCAGCCGTCCGTCACAGCCGGGACACCGGATACCATCCTGAACCGTCCCTGCTACTGTACTTCCTTTGCCCCGGAACTGGCGGCCGGCAACCGCCCCATGCTCTTCGGCGATTTCAGCTACTATTGGATTGCCGACCGGGAATACCGCTCCTTCAAGCGGCTCAACGAACTGTATGCCGCCAACGGCCAGATCGGCTTCCTCGCAAGCCAGCGCGTCGATGGCATGCTGATGCTGAAGGAAGCGGTCAAGGCCCTGGAGATGAAGGCGAAGGGATAAGCCATGCTGGTCAGCCTGGAAGAAGCCAGGGAATATCTGCGGATTGATGAGGATGATACGTCCAATGATGACGTCATCCTGTCTTCCCTGGAAACGGCCCAGGCCTTGTGCCTGGACCTGGCCCGCTGCGAGGAAGCGGATGCCGAAGAGAATCCCGTCGTGTTTCATGAAGCCATCCTTTATGCCGCCGCCTTTTTGTACGAGCATCGGGAAGAAGCCGATTATTCCGGTCTGCTGAAGCGGCTGCAGTGGCTGCTGTTCGGGGTGCGGCGGAGCTGTTTTTGAAAGGGGGATGCCCATGAAGACCGGGCTTTTGAACAAACGGATTGAAATCCTGGGGAAGCAGGCGGCAACGGATGCATACGGTTTCGATACCCAGACCGACGTCGTGGTGTATCGCTGCTGGGCATCTATTGAGCCTGCCCGGGGGAAAGTGTTCTATGAGATGGAACGCAAGGCGGACACGGAGTACAGCAAGATCACCATCCGCTGGCGTCCGGGCGTCACCCACGACATGAAGGTGAAGTACCAGGATCACCTGTACGACATCGATACCATCGTGGACCCGTATATGCGCCACGAAGCCCTGGAACTGTACTGTACGGAAGAAGTGAGGGGAACGGATCATGAGCGGAAGTGATTTTGATGTCAAAGGATTGGATGACCTTTCGGAAAAAATGCTTTCTGTCATTGAAGAGTTTCCCGGCACTGCCGAAAAGGGCCTGGTGACGATTGGCAACAAGCTCAGGAAAGAGTGCGTGAAGAACACGCCGGAAGGCAGCACTGGCAAGCTGAAGAAAGGCTGGAAGCACAAGGTGGAAGGCTATAACGGCTCGGAGCTGACCTATGAACTGGTCAACCGGCACCCGGTCCATCACCTGCTCAATAACGGCCATATCAAGAAAACGCCGGGCGGCAGGACCGTTGGCTATTATGAAGGCCAGCATTATACGGAGAAATCCGTCAAAGCCTTTGAAGCCCGGGAATTGCAGCCGGGCCTGGAGAAACTGGCGAAGAAGCTCCTGAAGAAAGCAGGCGGCACATGATCCATGACATCGACATCCTGCAGGCCATACAGCAGAAGCTGAAGGAACGGTTCCCGTATCCCGTGTATCTGCAGGAAGTGAAGGAAGGGTTCCGTCCGCCAGCGTTTTTCCTGAAGACGATGACGGTGGCTTCGCCCCAGGACCGCAAGGAAGTGTACCGGGATAATACCTATATACCGCAGAAGCAGACGGCCAGCACATCCATCTATGAAGTGCTGGCTGCTGCAGAAGACCTGTTCCGTGACGGGATTGCCGTCCAGGACAGGTTTTTTGCTGTCCGATCGATGAACGAGGAACTCATCGGGCCCGACAACGATGGCGGCCGGCTGACGCTGACCGTCCAGTACTACGATTCCGCCGATGAAACGGAAGCAGCCGAACGGATGAAAGTGCTGCATCAGCGGTATCGGGGAAAGGAGACAACGAAATATGAAAATGCCATCCATTAATGTCGTGTTCAAGGAAAAAGGTATCAGCGCCATCGAGCGCAGTGAGCGCGGCATTGTCCTCATGATCCTGAAGGAAGAAACACTGCCTTCGGTGACGGAAGTGAATCTGTATACGGCAGATGACATCCCCAAGGAACTGTCCGACAGCAACCGGGAGCAGCTGGAACTGGCGCTCCGGGGCTATGTGAACAGTCCGAAGAAAGTCATTGCCGAAATCATCAGCAGTGAGACGGAAGACTATACAGATATCCTGAAGGTCATCGAGAACAAGCGCTTTGATTATCTGGTCATCCCGGATATTGAAACGTCGCACATTGATACCATCGCCACCTGGGTCAAAGGAATGCGTACCAATAAAGACAAGATGATTAAAGCCGTGCTGCCGGACTGCACCGCCGACACGGAAGGCGTCATCAACTTCGTCAATAAGACGATTCAAACTAAGACCAAGACCTATACAACGGCTCAGTACTGCAGCCGTATTGCCGGAATTATCGCCGGGACGCCCATGACGATTTCCTGTACCTATGCACCGTTGCCGGAAGTCATCGGCTGCGATGTCTGGACAAAAGAGGAAATGGATACCATGGCCGGTGCCGGGAAACTGTTTTTCTTCTTTGACGGAGAAAAGGTGAAACTGGCCCGGGGCATCAACTCCCTGGTAACTACTGTCCAGGATAAGGGGACGAGCTTCCAGAAAATCAAGCTCGTGGATCTGATGGACATGATGCACGACGACATCCGCACGACAGCCCAGGATAACTACCTCGGCAAGTACGCCAACAGTTACGCTAATCGCTGCCTGCTGGTAACGGCTATTCAGGGCTACCTCGACCAGCTGGCTCAAGAAGGGCTGCTGGAACAAGACCAGAATACTGCCTATATCGATGTGGAATCCACGAAAATCTGGCTGGAATCCAACGGCAAATATACCAAAGCGGAACTGGCAGACATGTCCGAAATGGATATCAAGCTGGCCAATATCGGAAGTAACGTATTCATCGCCGTCAAGGCATCGCTCCTGGATGCCATGGAAGACGTGACGGTAACTATTCATATCTAGGAGGTGAGGCAGCATGAACAGCATGGAAGCCAAACGGGTCATGAACGGTAAGTATGCTGACCTGTATATCGACGGCGACCTCATGGCCGAAGCAACGGCATTCAAGGCCGAGGTCACGCTGACCAAGGAAGAAGTGAAGATGCTCCGCCATGTAGGCAAGGGTTACAAGGTCACAGGCTACGACTGCAAAGGCCAGTTGAAGCTGCACAAGGTGTCGAGCTACATGATCCGGAAGATGAACGACAACATCAAGGCGGGCAGGCAGACGGTCGTGACCATCGTTTCCGTCCTTGATGACAAGGATGCCATCGGCAGTGAACGTATCGTCATCAAGGACGCCACCTTCGACAGCCTGATTCTGGCGGACTGGGAAGTGGACAAGATGGGTGAGGAAAGCTACAGCTTCACCTTCTCGGACTGGGATTTACTGGATTTAGCATAAGGAGAAAATAACTATGAATATGGTAGACAGATTGCTGAAAGCAGACGTAGTAAATAAACTGGCTGAACGGCCCACGAAAAAGGTGAAGATGGAGCGGCTGAGTAAGCTGTTTGGTTTTGATTTCGTCATCACACTCCGTGCCATCGACCCGGAACGCTATGCCGACATCCAGAAGATGGCTGTGGATTTCACCAATGGCAATGCCGATAATGTGGACATTTACCAGATGCAGACCCAGACACTCCTGGCGGGGATTGCCGACCCGGATTTCAAGAACAAAGAACTGATGGAAAAATTCGGGGCAACCTTACCGGCAGATATTATCCGCAAACTGTTCCTGGCCGGTGAGATTGCTGACCTTACGGCGCAGATTACCGAACTCAACGGTTACACTACACAGAAAAAGGCGGATGAAGCCGTAAAAAACTGATCCGGACCGATGGCGAAGTGCAGGCGATGTACTTCCTTTTCAGGGGCCATCACCTGCTGCCGTCAGAGGTCATGAAACTCGGATACGGGGAACGGCAGGTGCTGTATGCCTTTATGCGGTATGAGATGGAAGAAAGGGGAAAAAATAAAAGACCTCCTATTGAATAAACTTTCGATAGTAGGTCTTTTATAAATTTAAGCTATTTTAGTAATTATTATATCCATATCCGTAGATATTATTGTAAGGATCATCATCATCCTGATCATCTGGGGTAGAGTAATAGACTGTATTTCCATAAGCAGACGCAGTACTACCGTCAGAACCATAAGTAGTATTGCCATACGTGGAATAGGAAGTGCCATTCGAACAGTAAGTTGTGTTTCCATAAGTAGAGTAAGACGTTCCATCAGAGCAATAAGTAGTATTGCCATACGTGGTGTATGAGGTACCATCGGAGCAATAAGTGGTATTGCCATAAGTGCTATAGGAATTTCCATTACTGTCATAAGCAGTATTTCCATACTGCGTTACACTGCCTGATTGGGCAAATGCTGTGGGGATGCCCAATGCAAGACTGCATAGAATTAAGGTAAGCAATTTTTTCATGATAGTATCACTCCTTTTATTTATAATCCAAGAAAATTTGATTTTATTATAATCTTTTTTACCCATATAAACAAGTTGAGGTGAGACAGCATGTCCAACAACGTCATCGATGCCGCTATTCGGTTGCGGTATTTGTTCACGCCGACCGTGCGGAGCGTCAACGCCAGCCTGGATACCATGAAGACCCAGATGGCGGCAGCAAAACAATCGGTCAACGGTATGAGATGGAAGAACGCAATAGAAAAGAGCCTTTATTATAGCTTAAGGCCCTTTCCTTATACTCGAGTTTATTCGATTGATTTAAAAAGCTCATTTCCTATTGCTGGATTGAAATGGAACTCTGCACCAATCTTGTACTTAAAATATTTATAGTTAATAATTGTATATATCATAATATAAATGTATCATATACGCTGCCTATGATGACATGATATTTATATTTTGAATCAGGGGATGATGAAGGTTTTTGTTGATAAACTGAGACAAAAACTTTAGAACGTTGTCCAGTTGTCCAGTGATAACTTTCTAAGCCTAATTTTTGATATGTAGGGTATCCTAATTTATTGCTTAAATTTGTTGTTGTTCTCCTTAAGATGCTTCTTGCAACATTATAGTCATCAGTGAAAAAGTGAATATCGAAGGTGTATATTTTATCTTTTTCTTTAATAACACTAACTTTTTCTACAACTGGTTCATTTCCATCGTTATTTTTATAGTATTCTATACCGAAATAGCCTTTGACGCCTGTCCAATTGGAAAGCTTAGAAAAATTAGTGACGTAATCGGCATAAGGCATGCCAGTATACATGGTATAAGCTGATGACATTCCATTTGCAGTTATATTGTCAACATCATCCAGATAATTATATGCGTTAATTGGAAGATAGAAAGCTCCGATAATAAGCAGGCTAATAATAAATTTTGTATTTAGTAGTTTCAT